TGCGCGGCCGCACGGAAAAATAGCAGGTTAACAATCGTCGGATCAAACACCCGCACCCGGCCATCGAATGGCGTTTTCTCAATCCATAGGCCGTCATTGTCTTCGCCCACGTAGGTTATTTTGCGAGCCACTAAATCAGCGCAGCTCACGGTGTAGCTTTCACCATCGGCCAGATGCACAAGGTTCTGCTCGGGAACAATCTGTCTCATGGTATCTCCTAGAGCCGCATGATGAGGGCGAGGGCGTAATAAGGGGGCAGGTTCTTGCCAGTGCCGGATTCGCCGGCCGCGCTGACAGAAACAGAGTGGTTGTGATTGCCTGCGGCGTTGATGGAAAGGCTGTGGGAGTGATTGCCGGCCGCACCTGTTGGCCCGCCGCTCCTTGTCCCGTTTGAGAATCCGCGCTCCGGCACGTTTGAGCTGTTCCCGCCATCAGTGTCTATCCGCTGATCGTGTACGTGATTGCCCGCCGTGTTTGTGCTTCCGCTGTGGGCATGGTTGCCGTTAAAGCCAGTGCTTGCGCCGTGGCCGTGACTGACCACGACCGCGTTTGCACTGCCTCCGGTTGCTCCGACGGCGTAGGAACTACCCGCACCGATAATAAACCGATTTCTAAGGTCTGGCGTTCCGTTTGCGCCGTTGCACAGCGCCCAGCCTGCGGGAATACTGGCCTCGCTTCCAGACCACATGACAATAACGCCCGTCGGTATGGCTGTGCCGACGCTTGCGCTCAGCCCTGCGGGCGTGACGGCTTTTTCAATGTCCGTTCCTGCCAATGCCTGGGCTACGGAGGCGAGTCGAATGGAGCCAATAGCTGCCTCTGTTGCCTGGGTGAGCGCCCTACCCAACACATCACCGGGAATCTTGCCACTAGCGTTACGCTTTGGAATCTGGCTTGCACCGGTTCCGACAGTTTCAACGGCAGCGGTGCCAAGGCCAAGGTTTGTCCGGGCGCTTGCAGCGCTGGAAAGGTCTGAAAGGTTATTGGTTTTCTGCGCGTAAACCGCTGACAGCCGGATAATCTGATACGTTTGATTCGCGCTGATGGCCAGCTCATCGCCTTTATTGACGACGCCAGCCGGCAGCGTGCCGTCCACAGAGATAAGCCAGTATTTGCCGGCATCTTCAGTGACCGGTGAAGCAATGGGGTAGGTGCCGCCAGATGCGTCGTAAATGCCTTGATAGGCGCGAGCGCCGGACGTGATTTCCGCTGCTTTACTGGCCCAGTGTCGCGCCGAAAACTGACCGGTCACAACTTCTACATCAATATTTTCCTCGGCCCACCTCTGCGCTAAAGTCTCGCTGTCTCCCGCATTGGTGGCTGAATCTTCAGCCAGTTGCGCGTCCTGCCCGGTCTGCACTCGGTCTGCGGCGGTGGCTATGGCGTCTGCTTCTGTGCTTTGTGCGCTGCTGGCTGCGTTCGTCGCTGAACTTCCAGCCGCTGTCTCAAGCACTTTAAGCTGCCCAAGAGTGGCCGCCTGGTTGTCATCCACAGCCGGCGCCACGGTAAACGGTTCGGCAAAGCCCTCACCGTCCGGCCGAGGCTTGGGTAGCAGGCCAAAGCCAGCGACAACGGCGCTTAACTCGGCCTCCACGTCCTCGGCCCGAGCCACCTGCCCGGGAAGCAATGTATTGCTGTACGTGTAGTAATCATTGCTCATCGGGAAAGTCTCCGGTTGGTGTAATGGACGGTGACGTTTTGAACAGTGAACGGGGCAACCTGCCCTTTGTGATAAAACAGCAGCGCCATGTTTTCACCGGAACCACCAATATCCGCCTGAGCCTTGCCGACAACGGGTGATGACCATGAAAATTCGTTCCAATCGTCTAGCCCCCATTGGCCGCCACGCGCAAGCACGGCCTCTGTCCGCGTTACAGATGGCGCAACGTCTGTGCCGCCGTAGTTAAATTCAGGTTTCATCTTCAGGATTAGGGCGTCTGGTGTTTCGATGCTTGCCATGGCGCGGCGGAATTGCTTGTGGTAACTCGGGGACTTGTAATGGTAAAACGGGATCTTGAAATAGGATTCAATGTCGGCGCCGTCAAAGCTCTTGCCTTTGTCCAGCTCGTACACCATGCCGTCTATGGAGCCTGCAAAAATGCGCTCATCGCCCTGAGTATCCTCCTCGGACACAACGCTGGAGAATCGAACGGGGTAGGCACTCAAGCTAAAGCCCTCCACTCCTTGGCTGCTGAGCGTGAGCGTGAGCACTTCGGTGCCGCTTGGGCTTTCCAGTAAAAGCCGGTATTGGTTGCTGCCTCGGGAGATGGTGGAGCCGATAACCTGGTCCTTGCGTGAGCCAAGGTAGTTCTTCACAGCCTCGTCAATAGTCGCTGACTGGAAGTTGCCGAATTTGTCCGTCTGAGCCAGTGAGGTTAAGCCACGGTCATCCAGGTAAATGGTGTCGCCCACTTCCTGAATCGTCCATTCAATGGCGCCCGACTTCTCGGATTGCTCGCGCAGGTCTTGGGATTGAAAGTCCGCGGTGGTGGAGCCGTACAGAATGGATACCCGGTTGCGCATGAACACGGCAAGCGCGCCACCTACAGCGCCCTGCAGCCCTATAATGTCGTCGCCTGTCGCAATCAAGACGGCCGAACTGGTAGCGGTGTCGTAATCAGCAGGATCACCCGGCGCAGACAGCACCATCTGGCCCAATGGGAAGGCTAAGCTGGCGCGGTTCTTGAAAATAAACAGATGCTTTGGCTTGCTGTCGAATCCAGCCACAGGAAGTTGCACGAAATCGGTGCCATCGAACGAGAAGAAATCATTCTTGCCGTCCACGCCGTACATTTTTTCGGTGTAAGACGCGCCGCTGAAGTTGAAATTCTTGAACTCAAATCGTCCACCTGGCTCAAGCGTCTCACCGGTTGTAACTTCGGTCCAGCCACCCCCGCCAGACTTGTACATCTTGGCCTCGGTCGCGTCCTCATTGTTGCGGAAAGCGTAGGTTACGCCCTTGTAAAGCCATAATCCCAGTATTGGACCTGAGCCTGGCACGGCAGCAATGTTATCTCGCGCCGTTAGTGGGTCTTCCGCCAGTGACGGGGCAATCTGCCCATCAAAGCGCTCATAACCACCAATCCGCCGGTAGCCACCGCCTACTTTGCATTCAAAGTTCTTGCACAGAATCAGGGCGCCGGCAGGAATGGTGAGCGGGTCAGCTTCCAGATCCAGCCCGCCGCGGCAGGTAATGGTCTTGGTCTTGAAGGTGGGCAGGCTCATTGTGGAATCACCACTACGGGCTCGGGATCGTGCGCCAGGGCGTAGCGGTAACGGTTTGGCAGCTGATTAGATTCCAGTGACGCCAGCCGTGCCGGGTACTCCGCTTGCACGCGCTGAAGCATTTCAGGGGCTGCCTCGTAATAGCCGTATTTAATAATGGCCCGCATCCAGATCAGGTCGTGATACGCCTCGGGAATCCAAGGGATGTCGTTGTTCTCGCGCAGGATTTGCGGCGCACGGTAGTATGGCAGGCTGACGGAATACACTTCATCTGGTGCTGGGTACAGCTGAATGCCGCCGTCTGGCATCAGGATGATGGTGTGAGGCTGGCCGGTTACGCCGTCGTCATAGCCTTCCCATAGCTCATGTTCAACCACGGACACGCCGCGCACATTGGCTATACGGGCTCTGTCTCGCTCGTAGAAGTGGCAGTCGCTCGGAGGTGCGTAACTGGATACTCCCGCTACGGTATCGAACGCATTGGCGGACCACAGAAATTTCCAGTCGAAATACAGGCTTTGAATGTCAGCGTTGGCTTGAGAAATCCAGCCCACCACTCGCGCCAGTTCGCCAATCTGGCCTATCACGGTCGGCACTTCATGGCCTCCGCCAATGCCCACCTCCCTTACCAATGCGCTGCACAAAGCCCTGTAATTCATTATTCGTCCTCTGCTTCACTCATGGGGCGAACGCCGTCTGGCTTGCTGATTTCGGTCTTGGCCTTCACTTTGGTCTTGGGTGCCGCCTTCTTCAGCGGTTTTCCCTCAATGTCCACCACGTCGCCCTGCGGGCTATACAGGCTGCCGTCCTGCTCGTACTTGACGCCAGGCAAGCCGCGCACATAACCGAAGGGCTTCTTGTCATCAAAGGCCATCAGTTGCAGCCTCCGTTACGGATGTAGCGGTCGGGGTGCATACGCTTCACACTGGTCACGCCGTCGCGGTAACTCTCATCAGGTTCAGCGTTGATGCCACTTGAGCGATCTTTCATGTGATCCTCAAAGCTTTCACCGGCATAGTCGCGGGGGTCGCTCATAACCTTGTCGCGCTCGTCGTTCGGCAAGTCTCGGTATGGGTATTTCACTGCCATGGTGCTTACTCCCAAAGAAAAAGGGCGGCCGAAGCCGCCCCTTTCAATCACTCCGCTTAAATGCGGTCGGAACCCTTTTTAGGGCGCTGCGAGCCGTCACTGCCTGGCTTGTGCATATCCTTTGAGCTGAACATGGACTTGTCGCGCAAACCCTCGGCAATGGCCGACTCTGACGCCTTGGCGCCTTTCTTTGCTGTGTCTTTCATGTGCTGTACCTCGTGTGCTGGGAAAACGGCGACCGAAGCCGCCATTCAGGTTTAGGCCGCAGACGACCACTTGAAGATGCGTGCATTGGCTGCCTCGGTGTGGGAAATCCCGTAGCCTCCTAAGTAAAACCACGCCATTCCTCTTGAGCGACCATAGTCACCCGGCAACTTCGCACGGATCTGCTCCGGTTCCACAATCGCCTCGCAAGCGGTATCGGCGCCGAAGAAGAACGCTTCGTCAGACTTGGCATTGGTCCAGGCTTTGGATGCAATGTTGGTCTGCTGGAAGAAGCGGATACCTTCATAGCGGCCAATTTCACCGGCTGCAATGCGGGCATAGCCTGCGTCCACGTACTTGTGAAGCTCTTCAAGATCGTCTTTGAAGCCGCGCAAAGTGCTCGGGCGAGCCAGTGAGCAGTAGTTCTCACCGTCGTATGGCGTTACGTTGCGCTCGGCCATTTCGTCGGCGATTGCCTTGACGTGCTCTTTACTCATAGCGACGTTGTTGGTGACAGTGGTGGTGCCAGCGGTAAACGTCACTGCCGTTGCACTGGTGCCGCCTGTGGGGGCCATCTGAATCGGTGCCTTAGCAAATTCATCGTAAGCCTGAGTATCCAGCGACTTGCTGGCGTCGTTCTTCAGAACCTTGTTGATGACCTGCTCACACGAATGCTTGGACAGAATGTCCAGCTTGCGCGTGTAAGGAACTGAGTTCCCACATTCTGTAATGGTCAGCGTTTCCTGGGAGATGCTGAATGTGGTTTCAGGCATGGCATCGGTTTCGGTCAACTTGCCGCCCTGGGTAGCCACGTCCGAATACACGTTCCAGTTGAACTTATCGCCTGTGCCTTTTTCTTTCGCGTCTTCCACGTCGCAGAAGTTACGAAAGCGGGTCAGCGGCTGCAAAGAAGTCCGCAGGGTGGATGAAAGCTGGTCGGAATACATGAACCCGCCCAGTGTGTCTACGCTCCATAATTGACTCATGGTAATACCTCGTTATGATCCAATGGGCGATTGCCCACGCGCCGAACGGATTTCATTTAGTTGATCCGAACGGGTTTTAGGTTTCGCTTCTGGCTTGCCAGGCTGTGACGCTCCGGTGCCAGTTGCGGTCTTTAGATTGCGTTTGCGGTTGGTACGAGTTGCGCCACTTGTCTTGTCGTTCAGCCAGTCGCGTGTGCGTCTACCCGCCTCGCGCATCACTTGGATGGGCGTGTAGGTGGGGTATTCCTGACTGACGGTGACGGTCAGACGGTCGGCCATATCCAGCAATGCCTGGTCAGATGCCACGTCCTTGAACTCGTCTTTGAAGGTGGAAAACGCATCTCTCAAATCTGCTTTGTGGGCAGACTCCTGTTCCTTCCGCGCACTTTCTTGCTGCCGTTCGGTGTATCGAGCTTCGACTTGCCGTTCAACCTGCTGTGCCAACTGGCTCACATCGACTTGCGGCTGTTGCCGTCCTGCGGTAGCGAGTTTGGCCAGTAGATCGGCGGTCACGTCTTCGTCATCACCGTTTAACAGCGCTTCGTGGTATTGCCGGACGATTGCCTTGATGTCGTCCGTTTGACCTTCAGCGCCCTGGGCGGGTGGCTGATTCGTTAGCTGCTGCTCGCGCTGCAACAGCATTTGTTCGCGTTGATCTATCTCTTGCCGTAGGCGGTTGGCTTCTTCCAGCCGCTTGTCGCCGGCTTCCAATTTCTGTGCCGCCGCCTGCAATCGGGCAAACGGGATTTCTTTGATCTCGCCATCCACTTTGATGCGGGTCATCCATTGGCCGTTGGCCATGAACAGCGGTTGATCGGTTTCGGGTGGATCGGCCTTTGCCGGGTCGCCCTCATCCGCTTCACTGCCGTCACTTTCGTCGGCCTCTTGGTCTTCCTCGCCCTCATCGTCGCTGTAGCGCTTTAACTCGTCGTCCAGACTGTCGGCCTGCGCGGCCAGTGCGGCCAGGGCATCTTCGCCGTCGTCGTCATCGCTGTGCTCGCGGTCTTTCGCCCGGTCACCCTGAATCGCGCTGATTTTTGCCAAGCGGTCTGAACCAAAATTGTAACTTTCTGACTGTGAAACGCCGGTATCGGTAGCTTCGGTGGTCATGGTTTGCCTCATTGCAGGTATAAAAAACCCGCTCAGTGGCGGGTCAGGTGGGTGTCTGTGTGGGTTAAGGTCGCTCTATGTCGTCCATTTCCCGTAACTGGTATTCAGCGGCCTGTCCTGCCTGCATGGCCTCTATCATCCAGATAAAGGCTTTGCGGGACTGCTGTGCCTGTGAATGGGCTGCCGCTATTTCCTCTACGCTGCGGTGAACACTCACGGCGCTCAGAAAGGTGCGGATAGACTCGCCAATCTCTTGCTCTGCGGTGCCTTGCAGGTAGCGGCCGGCGTCTGAGCGCAAAAAGTCGGATACGCCCTCGCCTACGGAGAAATCCGCAAACAGGAATCGCTCGGACTCATTGCGAATAACGGCGTCTTCGGGATGCTCAGCCATACGTGTCGTAGCCCATCTGTTGATTGCGCTGCTCGTTCAATAAGCGGGCCTGATCCAGCGTCTGTTTGCCAGCCTCAATGTCGCGCTTGGTCTGGTTGTCGCTCTGCTTGGTGCCTAGTTGGGCTTGAATCTGCGCCATGGTTTTATTTTCATCCAGCGCCAGCTTCATCATTTTAAGCTCACGCTCCATGGCCATTTCAGCTTGCCAGCGCTCTTGCTCCATTTGCATTTTCTGCTGCTCCATCTCATGACGGAACTGCTGGTCTTGCGCCTTCAGTTCAAGCTCCTGCATCTTGGCCGGGTCAGCCGGCGGCCCTTGCTGCTGACCCTTCATTTCTTCCTGAAATTCCTCCATCGGCTTAAAGAAGCGCTTACCGTCACGATACCCAGCGTTGCCAAATATCTCTTTGATAACCTCGTCCTCGTCCAGTCGCGCAATGGCGCTGGGCAGGTGAGCCACGGACTGCATGGCCATGTTCAGGCTGTTTAGGCGCTTCTGGGGGTCGGTCTTGCCGAATCCAGCATTCACGTTGATGGTCAGTTCTTGGCGTAACAGTTCGTCCAGAGCCATATCTTGCCCGAACTGCTGGTACTCCTTGGATGCCTCTTGCGCCATGGCCAGCACGACTTCGTTGGTTTCGTAATACTGCTCAAGGCGCACAAGCTGGCTTAGGGTCGGCTCTACCCACGTTTCAATGAATGTGCGAATGGCGTACTCGGTAATGTCCGATGCCCCGGCATTCATCATCTCCATGCCGCCCACGGTTTCATTCAGGTTGCGGTTGTTCTGCACCGTCTGCTGACTAAACGTGCCAGATAGCTCGTCGATTGCTAAATCAAGCCGGTCCTGCTCCTGATAGCTCGAACTGGTCACGTCGTTCGTTTCCAGCACCCGAATGTCTCTCTCCGGGTCGGTGGTCATAATGGAGCTGCCAGGCGTTGATCTTGCCAGTGCGGCCATATCAATACCGCCGCCGCCTTGCTGTCTGCGGAGTATGTAGCGCTTGTTCAGCACCAGCCGCACGTTGTCCATGCGCTGGTTGCTTATGTCGTTGCTCTGCTCCTGCAGGGGAGCTATCAATTGTGTCGGGCTCATCGGGTAATTGCGGTGACTTTCGATGACCGATACGCCCAGCGTGATAGGCCGCTCGCCGTACTTTAAATGCGGGTAGATTTCCTCAATCGGTGTGGGGTCGCTCAGTAGCAGGTCGGTGCCGCACGTCCAGTACACGTAATCTTGCCCGCCTACCCGAATAAAGTTTTCGTGCAGCCAGACTAGTTTAAATTCGTTGCGCTCAGTACCAGATTGATCTGCCGGGTCTTGTCGGCCATCGCCCTCACGACTTGAGCGCGTGGTGTCTGAGCGTTCGCTTAAGCTGCTACCGGCGTGAATCAGCGCGTTAATATCCACTTCACGCCAGCCGTTGGCGGCAATCTTCTGCATGGCTTCGTCGGCGTATTTTGGCACCAGTCGCACCACGTAGGGGCTGGTGTTAATAGGGTCGCGCCAATCCGCGTTCGGCTCAAAGCGAATATTCTCAGGCGGTATCAGGTCGCAGGCGGGCTTGTCGCGCAGAACGCGAACGGCGGGCTCTGGCCTTACCGGCTCTGGCAAATAGTCCGCTATCTCACCGCCACCCGTAGGCGGGGTATCCGCATCACCGGTAGGCCGGTTAATCACCTGGCCGTACTGGTTAAATTCGTTGGTTGCTGGATTGCCTTCTTCCAGCCCGCCCATTAAACCGGGCTCTTCGTCCTCATACTGCTCGGTGACTTCTTCAAAATCCCAGTATTGATACGAAGCACAGACACCGTAAACGCGAGCATCCTGATACGCGCCCATGGCCGTCATGTACCACTTGATCGACTTCGACAGCCGGTGCTGCATCAGATAGCCGTTGATTTCGGCACTGGCCCGTTGAACAGGGTCATTATCGTTCTCGGCTTCGATGCTAACCAGATCCTCGGTGCTGAACATGGCCTTGGCAAAACTGGCCTCGGCCGCCTGGTTGTTCGTGCGGGTCTTAGGCCGGAACAATTTTGATCGGGCGCGGTAAGTATCGCTCAGGTACTTGCTGCCGTTGGCGTGCTCGTTGTTCTGGTGGGCGATGCTCGCTTCCCATTGTTTGCGAATGCTGCCGTCCAGGTAGTCCGTGCTGGTGGTGTACGCGGTTTTAGCCAGCCCCAGCCAGTATTCATCCGGGTTAGCGCTGTCGCCGTCCTGCATCGCCTCCAGCTCTTCAGCCATTTCAGCGTACAAGCCCTGCGGGATTTCGATTTCGTCAGCCATATTATGTGTGATCCGCCAGAATGTTGCCGAGTCGGTCCCGCTTCAATGCACCAATCTGATCCGCGTTGGCTGCGCTTCGTGATACGCGGTGACGCTCCAGTATTTCGCCGCCGAATTTCTTAACCTTGGCCAGAAATGGGTCGTTCACAATACTGCTCATCTTCAAGTAACAGCCCCACTCGCCGGACAATCTCAGTGATTGAATGGTCGCCATGCCGCCGTATAGATCGACGTGTACCGCCCACATGTAGCCCGGATAGTGGCGCTCCAGCACGTCAGCGATACGCTTGGCCCAATCCATTTCTTTAATGTGGTTCTCGGGCCGCAGCTCGTTGCCGAACTCAATGTTACTTTGGCTTGTCATTCTTTGGCTCCGGTTGCCCTGGTGTCCTTTCGTATTCCATAAACGTGCGCTTGCCAAACTGATAAGTCGGCACTTTCTTGCGCGGGCCTTCCAGTTTGTAAACCAGCTGGTCAACTGTGATTGTCTTGGCCATTACGCTATCTCCGGTTCGTATGACTCGCCGCTACTCATCACGGCAAAGCCTCGTGCCATCTGCTCCAATGCGTCAGCGGCGTGTTTTGCTGGGCCTCGGAACGGCTCATCTTTCCAGTTGCCGGTTGCGTCATTCCAGTCCTTGCGGTGCGAGTCGAGGTGCGCAATACCGGTGGCGCACAGGGTTTCGTCAAACCAGCATTGCGGCAGAATGTCTCTAGCTGCCTGTATGGCTTCACGCTTGTCTGAGCACCTTGGCACCACTTCAACGCCGAACCCCATGGATTGCACTATGTCGCGGCGACTCATGTTGTCAGCGTTGCTGTAGTCGGTCACGGCGGCGTCGTGCGGCAGGTAGACCGTGCTGTAGTGGTATTCAAATTCGCGCAGCTTGCGGCAATAGAACTGAATGTTCTCGCCGTTGTTTTCGTAGTAGCGAATCATCCGGTACTCACCCCATGCGTGTTGCATGAACCAAATCGCCGTGAAATCGTTGCGCCCCAGGTCCCAGAACGTGTAGACCGGCAAGCGGTGGTCGTATGGCACGCTGCGGATTTGCTTCTTTTCGCGTATTAAGGCCATTTGCGTTGTGAAGTAGGCGCCTTCAATCGCTTGTTCAAACGCTTCTTCCGGCGTGCTGGGATACTCGCGCTTCATTTTGTCTTTCAAGACAGCGGCCTTTTTTGCGTACCAGGCTTTTTGGCCCGCGGTGAGCGTTTGACCTATGACCTTTTCCAGCGACTTAAAGTAGTCGGTCAGCTTTGAGTCAATCACCACGCCTTCAGGGCTCATTGAGTAATCTGATTCCTCCCACCAAGGGAAGAAATGGAACCGGAAGTCCAGCGGGGTTAGCTTGCTGCCTTGCTGAAGCGCCACTTGGGCCTCAGTGCTGTACTGGTAAAACCGGCCTTCACGCCCCTCTGCCGTGGATTCAATCGTGATCTGGCCATCCAGCGGCACAGCCTCAAACGCGCCGGATACAATTTCTTCGGCCTTCTCAGGGTACTTGCGGCATATCTTGCCGAACTCGGATACGTGGAGTCGTTGCAGTGTGCCGCCCCGGTAGCCGGTGCTTACATGGATGCTGGAGCCGTTGCTGAATACGTAACCCTCGCTTTTATCCGATAGCGGTGTCGGCATGACAAAGCCGAGAGTGTCCAGTATCGCCAGCCAGCTTGCCGGAATGTTCTCGTAAGCAAATCGAATCTTGTTGCGGTAAATGCTTTTAGCGTCATCGAGCGCGTGAGCAATGCAGCCGGCGTTGAAGTTTTCGGTAAAAAGGCAGTCATCGAGCGCGTCAATCATTTCGAATGTCGTGAAACCGAGCTGCCTGGCCTTCAGGATCAAATCGCGGTTATGCCTGCTCACGTACCGGATGCGCTGCGCCCGGTTGGGCCTGAATCGCACTACGAATGTTTTTTTACCCGCCGCGTTGATGGCCGGCTCTTTGACTTTGATCTTGTACAGCGTATTCAGTCGGAACCATTTCAGATTGAGCGCTTCCAGTAACTCCAGCCGGCCATTCAGCTTGCCGGTGTCGAACAGTTCAACGTAGTGATCCGCTAATACAACCTCTTCACTGCGATTCATTGCGGGCCTGGCCCAGCAAATCAGCTAGCGTGCCGGTGCGCTGGGAGTTGTCTTTTTCGTACATGCCCAAGTATTTCATCAGCTTTTCCGCGGCAGAATTTTTGTCAGCCAGCTTGTATTCGTAGCGGGTCATGGCCGGGGTATCTTCATTGCCCAGCACGGTCGTAACTTTTACACCCACAATGGCCGCCGCAATGTCGTCATCCAGTTTGCTGATCGGTATGGGCTGGTCGTTCTCATCAGTCAGCTTGCGCACGTCGTAGAACGTGAGCCGTGCCACTTCACGCAGCACGCGCTCTTGAGTGATGTCCGACTTGCGCCCAATCGCCTCCAGAGTTTCATTCAGCCTTTCCTGCACAATCGGATGATTGAAGTATTCGCAGGCTTTTGGTGACGCCGACGATGCTTTTTTGCAGCGCGGGTGGATGGCCATGTAACAAGCGGTTTTATCGCCGCGAATATCCGGGTCAGAACTGCCGCGGTACAGATCCGCAAAGCGAATCAGCTTCTCTTTCAGCGATGGTCGAGGGTTTAAAGATCGTGTTTTGGCCATTACTGCATCCGTTTAATCGCAGTCTTCATCACCCAGCGTCATAACGCCAAGGGTGACGGATGATGGGTTGGTCGCGCCGATTAACTCGCCGACCAGCCAAGAGCTGATAGCCACGTTCAGGTGTTGCGGTTCTCCCGTCTCCGATGTGTAAATCGGTACATTCGGCTTAAAGCCCGAAGTGGGACACTCATAGATATTCAGGGTGCCGCCGCCCAGTGAAGTGAACTTGGCGTAGACGTTCACCCCACCACGCTCACCCACTTGTGGCGGGATGGCTGTTTCCGAGTCGGCATTTACATTGCTCAGTAGTTTAATATCGGTCATGGCTATACGCTCTCGTTGATTAGTTCAGCAAGCAGCGCCTGCGTTGTGTGAATACTGCTAGAAATGGATTGCGCGATTGAGCGACGGTCTATGCCCCGGCCCCCGGTGCCAACGATGACGCGACGAATGCGAGTGACAGCGTTGCCAGAACTGTCGGATACCGTGTAGACCAGCATTCCGGTTGAATCTTTGCTGGTATCAACAGTGCCGGCGACCATGACGCTGCCGGTCAGATCACCTTCAAATGCGTCTGTTGCGCTGAACCCTGGCTCGCTGTACGTGCCACCAACAGCCAGATTGATATTGCCATCGGTCAGCGTGAGCGTTGGTGCCAGGGTATCCACGACTGAAATGTAGCGTGTCGCAATGCCTACATTGCCATCGGCATCTGACACCACGTACTCCAGCTCGTAGTCGCCCAGAGATGAATCGTCCACATTTCCGAATACACTCACATCGCCTGTTAAGTTGATACCGCCTGAACTGATTGCTGAAAAGCCGGGCTCTACGTAGGCTGTTCCGGCTTCTAACGTGATGTTTGTGCTGCCGGTCAGATTAATAACGGGGTTGCCAGTGGATGCAATATTCGTCGCAAACGAATCACTGATACTTCCATCGGCATTGGTAGCCGTCACCGTAACTGTTGCTGATCCAGCCTGAGCCGTGCCGCTTATCACACTGCCCGATAGCGTTAAACCTGATGGCAAGCCTGTAGCACTGTATGACACTGCGCCCGCAAAGTAGCTGTCCAGATTAATGCTTACAGCCTCGCCTTCGCTCAAATTCAGGTCAGGCAATGCGGTAGAAACAGTCGGCGGGACCGGGATTCTGTCCGTCGTAAACGAAAACGAGGCACTAGCACCGCTACCCACCGAATTTGTAGCCCTTAACGCTCCACTAAACGCCGTTTCATCTGCCAGGCTTGTCAGTGAGATGGTGCCGGTAAACGTTACCCAGTCGCCGGAGTTGATCGAATATTGATAGCTCGTGGCATCGGTGAGGCTGTAACTGGGCGTCAGGCTCGCAGTCGTCTCATCGGTCGTAATTGTGCCGATTGTCCAGGTGCCTTGCGGGACTTCTGTCGCAGCTGCCTCGACCGCAATCGTTGCTACCCACTGAGCCGTGGTGCCGTCGATGTACTTAACTTCAAGCGTTACTGAATCATCGCCTGTGTAGCCCGCAGTGGGCGTGTATATGTCATCTACATCATTACCCCACAGGTTGCCGGACTCTGCGCCGGATGCGTCCAGGGTGCCGTTGCTTGGGCCTGTAACAATTCGGAACTCGCTGCCATCTTCGTAGACTTGGCCGCTGAAAAGTGAGTTTGTGTCTACCAGGCCGTAGGGTGCGGTGTAGGGGTAAACTGTGCCACCACCGGCATACTCGCCCGTATAGCTCGCCTGAATGACTCCACCGGTGCGTGACCCGGCGTTAATAATCATTACAGCAGCCCCAGCGTCGTCTTGTACGCAAACCCAATTTCAGCCGCATCGCTGTACCCAATGACTCTGACCGAATCATCGACTGCGCCCGCTGGCACAATAGTTTGCCCTGTGATGCCGGAAGCGTCGGTAGTCAGCCCAGTTAGATTGCCCAGTACCGTTGCGCCGGTTGCGTCAAGAATGTGCATCTCAACGTCGGTCTGAGCGCCGATGCTCGCCCCGTCCTTTTGAATGGTGCTTGTTGTCAGGCCAATGACGTTGTACTGAACTTTGAGCGTCTGAGTGTCTACGCCGTCACCCAGCACAAGATCGTATACGCCGGAAGTGGTAATCGTGTCGGTTAAATTGATGTCAGCATCTTGGCCGGACTGCGTGCCAATGGTTACGGCTTGGCCATTCAAGGTTGCCGTAGTGATGCCGTCTGCGGTTAGAGTGTGGGTGATAGTAGCGGTGGAGCCTTTGCGGGCTGTGTAGTCGGTGCCAGAAACAGCGGTGCCTTTGACTCCACGAATTCCTAGGGTATCACCACCTGAATACATAAAAAACGGCCTGAGATCTTTGGCTGAGTGTACGTTGTCTACCACAGACGACACGCTTACACCGTTTCTAAACAATTCAACACGACCGGTAGACTTTTGAACCTCTATTGCGTATTCAGTACCGTCACTGTAGGACAGGTCGCCATTTATGCTACCCACTGTTCCAACGATAGTGTCGTTTGTATAGGTTCTCCAATAACCAAACCGGCCTGCCATAGTCAGGACATAGCCATTTAAGTCGGCATCCAGCAAGCCAAACTGGACCCTCGCACCGCTGGCGCTGGCATGAGAAAAACCGGTAATAACAGAAGATCGCACAATGTCCTTATCTGCCTGAGTCTCAGAGCTTATAAGGTACGGTGAATCATCTGCAACATTTTGAACTAACTTACCCGATAAAATTCGATATGCAGTGCTGTCAGAATACTCAAATCCTGTGGGCGCAAGATAGGGGTCTACGTCAGCAAGTACTGAGAAATCTAAGTGAAATTCCATATTACACTCCTATCCAGGGAAATCCGGTAACGGGATCTATTACGGTTTCATTACGGTCAGACGTTATTTTCCAGTCATCCGTATAGCAATGTTGAGCCTGAGGTACGTCACCATTCCAGTAAGTAAAGAGATATATCCAGTCTAAGGTATCTGTAGCGCTTGATAGCGTTTGCATTTGAATGTCATTCATTAACTCGCCATTGCGCCAAAATCTACCGCGACCTTCACCCTCTACAGCGCTTGCAATATAATGCACGTTGTACGTAACCCACTGGTCAAATAGGTGTGGGAATTCCGCCTTTGTGCTAACATTTTTCCACTGGTTTGGAGATATTTCTTTTATGGTTTTGTATTGCACAAGGTCATTTTTTCTATCCCAATAAAGGTCAAGCAATCCGGCGTTACCCCCGCTTGCGGTTACTGACTTAACGCGCATAAATTTAATTCGATCACCAGGTGTTGTTGCTTGATCCGCGTAATGCTTAAAACCCGCTGGGTAATACATTCTCCAGCGAATAAAAAGTTCATCGCCCTGAAGTAATTTATTGGGAAAGTCGAACCTACCACCCCAGTTTCCGAAGCCTCCGTGATGGTCAGTAGCCCGCAAAAAACAGCGGCCTGCGGTTGTCCCGCTATAAACTTGCTCGGTGGTAAACGTAGACTGCCCTTGATCTCCATCAAACGCATCAGCGCCTGTCGCTTTTAATCCTACGGTACCTTCAAAGTTTCGAATACTCGTAAACCTTCGCTCGAGTGCAGTAAGCGCTCCCTGTGCTGGAGTGGCCACAACCCCCGCAACACTCAGCGACACAGCCGCCGCAACTCGATCCTCGGCTACAGTGGTGCGCGTGTCGTGGGCTTGGTCGTTTGCCATTAGTTCACTCTCTTTTGAAAGTTGCGGGCTTCGGTCAGCCGGTCGTTCGCTTGCGTAATCGCCTCAACCAGTCTTGATTCCCATTCCAAAGCATCGCGCTCAGTCGGTCCCATCAGCAACGGCACGTCAATATCGCTAATCAGTCGATCCGGTATCGCCACACATTGTTGCTGCGGCGGCGGGGTCGATATAGCCTGCGAGGCACAAGCGCTCAATAACAGCGTCAGGGCGGCGGCTGTCAGCCCACTCCCGAACTTCTTTGCTGTCGTTGATGGCATCGCGTAGCCCTGCATTGAGTGCGTTTAAGCGCTGTGTAGATTGCTTGGCGGATTCGGATAGGCGCCGGTCAATGGCGTTAAGCTGTTCT